CTAAGTTTTGCGTCAGCCCCATCCACAATGCCGCCATCGACAATCTGTACGATAAAGCCAACCGCGTCCGCTTTGCCAGTATCAATCAACTTGTAGCCAGTGTCGTCATCCGCCTGAACGGCGGTGTAAGTGCCCGAAACGGGCATTCTGCTTACCCAGTCAATTCCAGAAATAGAACCTGCCATTATTCACCTTCCATCCAGATGATGTATCCGTTGATCTTGCCAGCTGTGAGAGCTGCCGCTCCAACAGTGACGGTCACAGCCTTTTCCTCTTCCAATTTGATTGGCTGAGCAATAACAGCCGCTAAAGGCAACTGATCTTTAATTGCCAAATTTGCTTTGCCCGTTGCAGCCAATAAGTCAGCCGCGTTTACCAGGCTAATTGCCACAGTCGCGTCGCCGGTCGATGTAACCGCTGCGATAACGTCAATAGAACCGCCGATCACAATCGCGTTGTCAGGGATAGTGACCGCCAACGGGTGAGCTGCGACGGTCTTGTTGCTCACCGGAGTCGGTGAGGTCGCATCGTTTGCCGCCGTGTCAAACACAAACGGTGTTACATGTAAACCGGCCAGTGACTTCAAAGACTGGAAGTTGTCGTCCGCATCCTTGAGCCAACCTGCGCCGGATAATGATTTGATTTCACTCATTTTTCCTCTTTTCTCTCAGTATGGAAGGAGAAGTGCCAATCTCCCGGCCTCTCCTCCACAACTTAACTGAGCTTCATCCGACTAAGCCTTGCAATGCAGGTAGATACCGTTGAGTTTGTTTGCGTACACAAACGCGTCATGGTACAAGCGATATTGCATAAGCCAGCCGTCGGTGGTCTGGTTTTGTTCCGGTGTGAACACCTTCAGGGAATCATGCTTTGCGACCTGGAGCACTGCGGTTGGGTGGATGATCATGAAGTTGATATCCTTGCCAGAGCCCTTAGAGTAGCCGCCAGCATCCACAGTTACACCGTCATCGAGGGTGATACCCTTGTAGAAACGGGTCTGTGGGACCATGATCACTTCCATGCCGCTGTATTTCGTCACGCGTTTGTCAACGGCGTTTTCGTTGCCCAGGAAGCGGCTGACTTTACTTTCGAGGAGGTTCAAACAATTGTCCGAGATGTAGAGCAGACGTCCTTCGCTTGGGACTTCGTCTTTGTCTAATTCCAACTTTGCATCATCCAGGGCCTTAATAATGCCATTGGCATCGAGAGTGCCAGGAGTTGCAGCATTGATGTTTGCGGTCGAGGCGTACTTGCTGAAGCGATAGGCGTCAATTTCAGGAACAACTTTAGTGCGGATAAACTCTCCGGCCAGTGTTCCAAAGGCCATACCGAGAGTTTCCTCGTCATCCATGCGATCGATGACGAATGACCGACCGCGTTCAGTAGCCAGGGTCAAGGTTTCCCATGATCCTACAACTTGGCCGGCAGGATAACCACTTACGCGGTCGTATTTACCCAAACCAATGGGGTCGGTTTTGAAAACCTGCACCACGTTCGCACCGGCAAAGTTGACCGGTTTGATTTTCGCGTCCATGCGCGCAGTGAGGGAAGATGCTTTATAAATTTCATCCAGGATAGGTTGAAATTTCTGTGCTAATGCGATTGATTGTGTCATTATTTAGTTTCCTTTCAAACTATTCCAATCCAGCGGCTTTTCTTGCCGCATTCGTGATTGGATCCAACTGGTTCCCCGACTTTGCCGGGTTCATTGCGTTTGTACCGGAACCAACAAGATAAGGTTTTGACTTTACTAAGGATTGCAATAGCACCTCAGTATTGGCAGGATTGCCAGCTTCATCAAATTGAATCTGCCCCTGGTCCATGAGCTTGAACGCTGCATCGGGATCCACGATCCCCAACTTTGCGGCTTTCATAGCGACGTCATACTGCAAAGTCTTGGTCTTGTGAGAGGCGAGGATTGCTTCCTTTTCTCTCTCGAGAGCCGCGGCTTTATCCAACGCCTTCTGCAATTCGCTTTTCTCAGCATCCTCTTTTTCCTTACGCTGCTGTACGAGGGTCTTCAGCTCGTCAACACTCTGGAATCCGATCTCGCTAAGCATCTTCTGCAGCTCGCGCTCAGATCTTCCCTTGATCATCTTGTTAACTTCCTCTTGGGAAAACATCTTCTCTGCCCCGCTGCCGTTTACGGTCTCTTCTCCGGCATTTTCGCTTTGGACGTTTTCTGTGTTGTTTTCTTCTTCCATGTTTCCTCCACCTCTTACCGTCGGTGTAACGTAGAAAATTGATTAAACGAAAAAACCCAAAACTGCAGACCATTTTTTGATCCACAGCTCCGGGTTAAGTTCCTCGTGAGCTAAGTAATTACTCGTATTCGATTACAATAACAATTTTAGCACATTTTCATTATATACGCAAGTCTATCTCATTAGTTTTACTCCTTTCTATTTCGGATCTCTTCCAAATATCTCCTCGCTTCTTCTTCGCCCATCAGATCCTTCAAACTTGCCACACGCCGACCCTCGCCCCAAATGGCACTGTAGGTTTTCCTGGATAACTGATCGAATTCAAACAAGCCATCATTCCATGCCATCCACTTTGCGGGGCCAAGGATGTTTCGCTGTTCCTCCGCGCTCAGTGTCTTGAAAAACTGCTCACCTGTCATCTTGTTGGTTTGATACCGAGAGATCTGTTTCTCACTCATGTTGTATTTCTTTGCAAGCTCATCAAATGAGGGGCCAACATTTTCTATCCCACTGAAATCAATGCCATACTGAGCGCCAATTTCTTCCCAGCTCATCGTTATGGGACTTTGTGCACACCTGCAGTTCGGATGTGAACTCATCTTCTCAGTAAGAGGAAACTCCCTCCCGTGCATTGCCAAACATGACGGGCACGCACCCGTGACTTCTGCAACCCAACGCCAGCCTTTTACAATGTCAGAGTTCGCATTGTAGTTTTGCTCTGTCGCGATCCTTTGCGCGCGCATGGTTTCCGTGCGTGAAATTGTCAGCGCCCGGTTCAGTTGCACTCCCAGCGCATCCCGGATCATCGGCGCGATCTTACGCGGGTTATATCCCAACATCATGCCTTCAACCAGGGCATCTGAAGCTTTTTGCGATCCCTCGATGCTTATGCTGTCAAACAATGCTTTGAGTGGTGATCCTTGTTGGTTCGAACCCACCATGGCAATCACTTCATCAGTTGGTAACGATCGTATTCGTCGAATGTCACTGACATCATACTCAGGACCAAGGCGCAAGATCATCTCGTCCCGGCTGAATTCCAGTGACATTTCAATTACACGCCGTTGTTCCTCAGTAATGCGCCCAACAGCATAGTTGGAAAACTTCGAGAGCTCATTACCAATGAGTTCCTGCATATCAGCCAGTCTGCTATTCTGGTATATCCACGCCTCCGAGAGCTTTGAACCGGTAGCAATCGTGCGATCATACTCAGCTTGTAATTGGTCTAATCTTGACCTTACATTTTTCCATCCCTCCGCGTACACGCGCACCATTTCAGAAGCCGCCCTACGTTCGTTTCGTAGAATTCTGTTCTGAAACTTAGCAACAATGTTATCGATAGTCGATGTCGGCATTACTTACGCTACCAGCCTTGTCACATCCGCACTGACAATCAGTGATCCTGTTGTGAGTGTGGTTACCTCCGCTGCTTCAATCAGTTGAATATCATACACATAGGTTCCAGGTACCAGGTCGTCCGTCACGCCTGCTTTGAGCATGATAGTAATATCGCCTGTCGGCGCGTCGTTGATCGTGATCGAGCCATCCGTGCCAGTTGTGTGAGCGGCTCCGTTCAAGCGCAACAAGCCATCACCCGTTCCGCTTGCATTCTTGCGGATCCGGATCACCGCATCGTCATCCGACTGGTACGCGCTGGCTTTAACCGTGAAGTCCAAACTCACGTAGCTTTCCATACTTCCCAGATTGAGCAGTGATGCTGTTAGCGTGTCGCCGCGCAGGATCGTGATTGTCGAGCCAATTACAGCGGTCACAAATTCAACCGAGCTCACATTCAGCTTGTCCAAAACATCGTCTACTTTTTCGCCGATGATTTCAAGCTCCTCTGAAGTGGCAATACCTGTCGGGTCAACTGTTGCAGAAGCGTCAATCTTATTGGCAACCGTGAATGCCATTTGATCAGTTTTCTCTTTGATTGCATCCACATTTTCATCTACAACCGCAAGATCAGCTGAGGTCGCCAGTCCAGTAGGGTCAATGGTCGCACTTGCATCCACCTTGTTTAGTGTGGTGAAAGTGAGCTGATCGGTTTTGGTTTTAATAGCTCCAATACCAGCATTATCCGGCGCGGTGTAGTTAGCCGCCAACAATGGCGTGGTAGGGATAGCGTTTACACTTTCCTGCGTTGCTAATCCGCTTACATCCGCTCTATACTGAGCGGGATTATTCAAATCTGCTTGAATGGCGGACAATTGTGCATCATATTCATTAGCAGGTGCAAGTCCTGAAACATCAGCCTTATAAGCCGCTGCAGCATCTGAATGAGCTAAAGTGCCTGTCACATTCAACTTATCTAAATAACCCGCTCTTGTGGCAGTAAGGCGTGTTTCGATTTCGTCCACATAGGCTTTGAGCATTACTAAGGTTTCATTCGTCCAGCCCGCGCCCTTCATCGCTGTTAGGGTGGATTCAAGTGCCAACGCGCTCACGTCAGCCTTGAAATTATCAGGATTTGCAAGCGTTGTAGCGATTCCATCAACCACTGTGTCAACAGTCGCAAGCGGAGTGAGTACATCATCTTTCGCGTTGTCATAAGCAGCCGTCAAAGTCATCGCGTCGCCAGTTGCCGCCGGACTTGCGGGCAAATTCGTGGTTTTACTGTGAATACCACTGAGTTGCGTATCCAAGTTTGCCGCAGCCAGTCCGATAGCGTCTCTAACGCCTTCAGCGTCAAGTCCACCGCCGCCACCATCAATATCACCAATGGCTTCCATGATAGCCTTGAGCGTTTCATTCGTCCAGCCTGCGCCTTTGATTGCGTTTACCAACGCTTCGATTGCGGTCACGATTGCGGGGTCGTAGCCTGATACTGGGGTAGAGCCCTCTTCGGACATGTTTAGCTGCCCGTATTCATCGCCACAATTCACCATGCCAGCAAATTTGCCAAAGGTGCTTATGCCGGCTCCATTCTCGCCATTGTTTTGAATAACCAATGCGCCATTTTCTTCAACATCGTCAACAATCTTGACTTGCTTCCAAGTCGTTCTGCCCTGCTCGCCAGCGAGGCGCACGGCACTCACAAACCCGATTTCTGG